GAGCCTGAATTTTCAACAGGTAACATTAGATATAGAGCTAGAGAAAGATATTCATTTGGTGTATCTAACTGGCGTGGAGTATTTGCTTCACAAGGAGCCTAAGGTTCTTAACTAATAAAGGGAGCTTGATGCTCCCTTTTTTTTTGCAAAAAACTAATATACAATCAAATTCTAGGATTTATTAACTTGTTCTATTAACTGACCTAGCAGACAAGCCAAGATAATAGAACTTATTTTTCGGGAGAAAAATTATGGCACTAAGCACATTCAGTGGTCCTGTAAAATCATTAGCAGGATTTATTTCAGCAGGTAATGCAAATGTGGTGAGCTTAACAGCAGATACAACACTTACAGTTGCAGCACACTCTGGCAAAATATTAACTTGTAACGATGCAGACGGTAAATTTACTTTGCCAAGCATTGTAACAACTGACCCCGGTGACAACACCGACCCTAATCAACTCAATAACCTTGGAGCTACTTTCTTCTTTGTAGTAGAGACAGCAGCTACAGATATGGATATTAAAACAGATGGAACAGATAAGTTTGTTGGTGGTTTATATACAGGTAAAGATGATGCCTCAGGTAAAGTATTTATCTCAGCTGCATCTAACGATGTAATCACAATGAACGGTTCTACAAAGGGTGGACTAGCAGGCAGTATTGTTAAAGTGACTGCTATGGCTTCGGCTAAATATGCTGTAGAGGGCATTATCTTAGGCTCAGGCACTATAGTTACACCATTTGCTGACGCATAATAGGAGTAAATTATGGCAGACGCAGTAACTTCACAAACCATACAGGATGGCCAAAGAACGGCTATTTTGAAGTTTACTAACGTATCAGATGGCACAGGCGAAAGCGCAGTAAAGAAAGTAGATGTATCAGCTTTAGAAAAAAATGATAAAGGTGAAGCATGTACCTCTGTTTCTATAACAAGAATCTACTGGGCATGTGCAGGTATGGGAGTAAATATAGAGTTTGATGCAACTTCTAACGTGCTTGCTATAGGTTTACCAGCAGATAGCACAGGTGATGAGTATTATGACTTGTTTACAGGCATACCTAATAATGCGGGTAGCGGTGTTACAGGTGATATTGACTTTACAACCAAGGGTCATTCTAGTGGCGACACTTACTCTATAATTCTTGTATTGACTAAGAATTATTAGATGAATGGCAAAAGCTAAAGCAAAACCTAGAAAAAAAGCTAAAGCTATCAGAAGAACTATTGGTAAGGGCGGTAATTATCGCCCTACCAAAGCAGGTGCAGGTATGACCAAAAAGGGAGTAGCTGCATATAGAAAAGCAAATCCCGGTTCTAAACTAAAAACAGCAGTTACGGGTAAAGTTAAAAAAGGTAGTAAAGCTGCAAAAAGACGTAAATCTTTTTGTGCAAGGTCTTTAGGACAGCTTAAAAAAAGTTCAGCAAAAGTCAGAAACAATCCAAACTCACGCATACGACAAGCAAGACGCAGGTGGAAGTGTTAAATGCCATTAGCTAAAGGTAAAAGTCGTAAAGCAATAAGTAAGAACATAAGATTGTTAAAAAAAGAAGGTAGACCACAAAAACAGGCTGTGGCTATTGCTTTAAGTAAAGCTAAAATTAAACGAAAAAGAAAAAAAAGAAGGTAGTAAAATGTTTGTCAAAAAGAAAGTAAAAAATAAAATTAACAAAGTATCTAAGGCCTTAAAAAAAGCTAGTAACACACACGCCAAACAGGCCAAAACTTTAGAAACTTTAAATCTTAAAAAAGGTGGTAAAGCTAAAAAGAAATCAAAAATACCAAGCAATGTTGCTAACCCAAGCTTATACGCAAGAGTCAAGGCTGAGGCTAAAAGAAAGTTTGACGTATATCCTAGTGCATACGCTAACGCATGGCTTGTAAGAACATACAAAAAACGTGGTGGTAAGTATAAAGGTGCAAAAGGTAAAGCCATGGGTGGCGTTGTACACGCCAAAAATGGTGGCTTTATAGCAAAAGGTTGTGGTGCAATTATGCAAAACAGAAGAAAGAAAACAAAAATGCGTGGTAGGTAATGAAAGGACTCACTAAATGGTTTGCCGAAGATTGGGTTGATATTGGCTCAAAAAAGAAAGGTGGTGGCCATGAAAAGTGTGGTAGAAAAAAAGCCAAAGGTTCAAAAAGAAAATATCCTAAGTGCGTGCCTAAAAGGGTTGCTAATCGTATGACTAAAGCACAAAAGCGTTCTGCTGTAAAAAGAAAAAGAGCAAGAAAGCAAGGTGTTGGTGGCAAGCCTACAAACGTAAAAACATTTGTAAAAAAGAAAAAATGATTAGTCAACAGCTTATAAGACAAGAGGTTAGAGATTGGTCTAAAGAAGTATTAGAAACAGAAAAACCTGTATGTCCTTATGCAAAAAAAACATGGGAGAACAATAGAGTAGACGTAATGTTGTCAAAATGTTTACATTGGACTGACCTAGTAGATATAACAAAAAATTTTCCTACAGATAAAGATGTTATTATTTATTGTGATACAAACATGGATTTAGACATGTTTACTTTTGATAGTAGAATAGCCATGTTAAACGCTTTCGTTAATAGTGAAAACTTGTGGGTCATGGGTTTTCATCAACAACATGATGAAAAGGTTGTGGTAGACCAAGAGCATTTTGAGCCACATTTTGATGAAAGTTATAATATGGTTTTTATGCAAAAATTAGATGAATTAAACAAAGCATCTGAAACATTAGAAAAAATAGGGTATTATAAAGATTGGGATAAAAAAGATTTCCAAGATATTTTGAAACGAAGGAGTAAATAGTGAAAAATAAACTAAAAGGCTTAAAAAAATTAGTAGGCAGTTTGTCGCCAGCCGATAAAAAAGAAATAGCTAAGTCTATGAAAGACGGTGGCGTTATTAAAATGGCAGGCGGTGGTGCTACACCTAAATCAGGCGTGGTTAAGGTTGATATGGAAGGCAACCCTAAATCAGGCGTAAAGAAAATGATGGGTGGCGGTAAAGCTGGTGTTAAAAAACTTGGTAGAGGCGGCAAGCTTAAAATGAAACAAGGCGGCATGGCTGGTAAATCAGGTGTTAAAAAACTAGGTAGAGGTGGCAAGCTCAAAATGAAACAAGGTGGTATGGCAGGTAAGTCGGGTGTTAAAAAGCTAGGACGAGGCGGAAAGCTTAAAAAATAAATAAATGGCAGTATCAGGTTCTAAAAATTTTGAATTAGACGTTGCCGACTATGTCGAAGAAGCGTTTGAAAGATGTGGCTTAGAGCTACGAACTGCTTACGACCTACGCACTGCAAGAAGAAGTCTTAACTTATTGTTAGCAGAATGGGCTAACAGAGGTCTAAATCAATGGACTATACAAGAAAAGACTGTAACCATGGTCAAAGACACAACTACGTATAACGTTGATTCTAGTGTTGCAAGTGCGCCAATAGACGTATTAGATGCTTTTGTAAGGCAAACAATAAACACAGAAAACTCTGATTTACAAATGACTAGATTATCAAGAAGCGAATATGCATCTATACCTAATAAATCAACCACAGGCAAACCTTTACAGTTTTTTATTGATAAACAAATAAACCCAACCATAAGCGTCTATCCAACTCCTGATAAATCAACAACTTATACAGTACACATGAACGTGCTTACACGCATGGATGATGTAGACGCGGCCACAGATACGTTACAAATGCCTTTTAGATTTTATCCTTGTTTGGCTGCTGGTTTAGCATACTATTTGTCAATCAAAAAAAGTCCTGAGAAAACAGCTATGTTGAAAGCAATATACGATGAAGAGTTCCAAAGGGCGCTAGCATCAGATGAGGATAGAGCTTCAGTAAAAATTACACCTGATGTATCGCATTACAATATTGCATAATGGCTTTTGCATCTAACAAAAATCCTTACGCTATCTGCGACAGATGTGGTTTTAGATATTATTTGCGTGAACTACGTAAGGAATGGAATGGTTTAAAAACTTGTCCTGAGTGTTACGAGCCTAAGCACCCGCAACTAGAACCTAGAACAAACAAGGTAGACCCACAAGCTGTAAGAGAGCCAAGACCTGATATAAGCGTATCTCCAACAATTTTTACTGTTTATACAAACTTTGACCTTGGTATTATCGGAACAAAAATTACGACACCTGATAGCATGACAAGTGCATTGGGTACAGTTACAATTACTACATCATGAGTTTCACGTTATCTACATTAAAAACGGCAGTACAAGATTATTTAGAAACAGACGAAACAACTTTTGTTAATAATTTAAATAATTTTATTTTACAAGCAGAAGAAAGAATACTTAAAAGCGTTCAGTTGCCTGACCAAAGAAAAAACGTGCAAGGTAATGTCACGAGTAGTAATCGTTTTTTAGCTACGCCTAACGACTTTTTAGCACCGTTTTCATTAGCTGTAATAAGTTCTAATACATACGATTATTTAGATTTAAAACATAATTCTTTTATAAAAGAATATATAAGTAGCACAACCACAACAGGTAAACCAAGGTATTACGCTATATTTGACCAAGGTAGTTTTGAAGTTGCACCTGTGCCAGATAGTAACTACAGTGTTGAATTACATTACTTAGCAAAGCCAGCATCTTTAACAGCAGGCAGTGACTCAGGCACTACGTACTTATCTACAGATGCACCTGATACATTGTTATATGGCTGTTTATTAGAAGGTGCAATATTTTTAAAATTACCACCTGATGACATAAATGCTTATGAAGCAAGGTTTAAAGAAAGCTTGATGCGACTTAAAAATATCGGCGAAGGACGAGATACTAGAGATGAAATGAGATATGATTCGTTAAGAATCAATGTAACGTAAAGTTACCAAAAGAGAGAGAGATGAAACCTATAAAAAAACTTAATGGTAAGACTATAGCTATTGTTGGCTTAGGCAAAAGTTGGTTTGACTTTTGTTTAGCCAAATCACACGGCGTGCAGTTTGACGAGGTATGGGCAATAAACGCCGTAGCATCTGTCATATTTCATGACAGAGTATTTATGATGGACCCACCATCCAGATTTTTAGATACAGACCATGCTGGTGGACAAACTGACAGCATGAAAGAATTACTAACAAACCATAACAAACCTATATATACATGTGAAATAGATGAAAGGTGTAAAAATCTTGTTGAATATCCTATTAAAGAAATAGTAAAAACTACAAACTGTCACTATCTAAACAATACTGTAGCTTATGCTGTTGCCTTTGCATATTGGAATGACGTAGCAAATATAAAGTTATTTGGTATAGATTTTACATATAAAAACAATTTACATTTTGCAGAACAAGGCAGAGCTTGTGTAGAATTTTGGCTTGTTAAATGCATGGAAAAAGACATACAGGTAGAAGTTGCTGCGACAAGCTCTTTGTTAGACACTAATTTACCCGGACAACAAAGGCTGTATGGTTATCATAGACTGCGAGACCCTTACGTGCCTGTGCAAGGTAACGATGGTATAGAATTAAAAAAAATAAGTGAAATGACTGTACAAAAACACAAAATACTACCGCAAGTCGCCGATAGGTTTGACAGTCACTTACAACCCCCGGAGCCTAACAAATGGTAATTAAAATAACTCCTGATGGTGTGCCTGAACTAGGCATGGTAGAAGTATCAACGACAAAGTTTGGAGGACACCCGCCTGAGTTTTGGGCAAAGCAACTTACCGATAAAATAGTTGGTTTTTCTGACGATAATGAAGAACATGTTAAAGCGCAGGCAAGAGCTTACAGAGATTTAATTTATAAAGTATGTTTGATATATATTGAAAATGCTATAAAATCTTATAAAGCTACCTTGATACAAGAGTTATCTAAAGGAGGTAGTGAGGATTTAGCAAAAATAATTAAAGGTATTTAATATGGCAATATCATCAACACTAACAACAAGTTTTAAAGTTGAACTTTTAACAGGCACACATAATTTTACTAACTCTAGTGGCAACACTTTTAAATTAGCTTTGTATACAAGTTCTGCTACTCTTGGTGCTACAACCACTGCTTTTACTACAACAGGACAAGCAAGTGGTACAAACTATACTTCAGGTGGTGCTGCATTAACAAATGTAACACCCTCAGCTACAGGCACTACTGCTGTAACTGATTTTGCTGATTTAACCTTCAGCACAGCTACAATAACTGCTAGAGGCTGTATGATTTACAATGACACTAATAGTGATAAATCGGTAGCAACAATAGATTTCGGTGGAGACAAAACTTCTACAGCAGGTGACTTTACTATAGTATTTCCAGCAAAAGCAGCATCAACGGCTATAATTAGAATAGCTTAAAATGAAACATGCCGTTTGCAAAGTTTCAGTTTAAAGCTGGTATAGACAAAGAAGGAACTAATCTTACCAATGCTGGTGGTTGGTTCGATGCTTCTTTTT